TATAGGATTTGATAATGGTTATAAATTACCTTCTGCAAGCGATGCTTTAAAATCTATACCTGTTGATGAAATGAATGGTAAATTAGTAATAAATAAAACTAAAAAAATGGCAATGGAAAATAAAATAAAACAGATTAAAACTTTTACAGTCGCGGTTGGTGGTATGAGTGGTACTGGCCTTACAATAAAAAAATCAGAACTCAGTAAATTTGTAGCTCACATTATAGAAGCTAGAATGGCTACAAAAAAGAAAGGTAAAAATATAATTAGTAAATGGGAAAAAGATTCAGACTATATAAAAAACATAACTATGGGTATCCAAATGATGGAATGGGCTGCCATATTATCTCGTATGCACACTACAGATCCACTAAAATTTAACAACTTTATACAAGAAACTTATTACTTAGCACAAAAGAAAGGTGAAGTGTCTGGCTCACGATTTGGACCATTCACCAAACTATCTTAAACTTTAAAGTCAGCGAACCTATCTTCTATCTCTTTTTCTTCTTCTTGACCAGTATTAACTAAATCTGTTTGTGCTTTCTGTGAAACATCATAAAGTTTCATCTTACCACGATCAACTCCTATAATAAATCTCTTATTCACTGTGGGATCATTATATCTATTCTTGAGTTGCTTCACTAGCATCTGATTCAGTCCTTCTAAATCTTCTGTAGATATCAACGCAAACATCAAGTCAGCAGTCGCTGGCAACCCAAAGGATTCAGATGTATCTTCAAGTCCTATGTCTGTAGATGTGAACCCTTGTCGTGTAGTCTGTGTTGCAGATACTATCGGAAGATCCAGTTCAACAGCCAACCCTCTCATCTCCTCTGCTATACCTTTGATATAGGTATACGAATTGACATTACTACCATACTTAAACCTACTTGAGGAACAGATATTAATGTAATCAATAAAAATAATGTGTGGTCTAAACTGTTTCTTTAATAACAATTCATTATACAATGCTCTGAAGTGACCACAGTGTGCTGAGGCTGTCGGATACTCTTTGATGATCAGCTTGCCTTCTGTTTTCTTTTGTATCTTCTCTACCCTACTCTCAAACATACGTCTTGGTAAATCATGGAGATCATCCATTGATATGTTCATTAAGTTCGCATCAATACGTTCGGCTATCTTCTTCTCTGCCATCTCTAATGTGATATACAATACATTCTTACTCTGCATCAAAGCAGCTGCTGCCACATGACACATGAATAATGATTTACCCACACCAGTTCCTGCAAGACATACATTCAACGTCTTGTTTGGAAGACCACCCTTGGTTATTTTATTAAAGAACTCTAAATCAAACGGAATCTTTTCTTCTACTGTATGATAATAGTCATACCGTTCTTCAGACTGCTCAATGTAATCATGTCCTACATGAGGATCAAATGATACTGCAAGAGCATCAGACAAGATAGAAGGAATAGCATCGGCTGTCTTATCTTTAGACTTACCATCAATGATATGAATACCATCGAGGATCGCATTATAGATCGCCTTATCTTTACAAAACTTCTCAGTTTCATCTAACAACCATTGATCATCCACTTTAGAATGTGCGATGAAATGTTTTGTTAGATACTCTTGAATAGATTTATATTGTTCTTCTGTCTGCGGAGCTTTCTGCAGATCAATCGTGAGAGCTTCTATATCTGGAGAAGCTTTATACTTATCTACATAACTCCATAAAGTTTGGTAGATAGTTTTCTCTGTATGATCTGTAAAATATTCAGCTTTTAGAAAAGGGATTACTCTCCGCGTATACTCATCATTGTATACCAGATTATTCAGTATCGCTGTTTCTATTCTCTGTGTTAAATTGGACTGTATCATGCTCTAAACTTGCGTCAATTACTTCTAATAATATATCACCGATGACGTTACGAAATTCATCGGACTTTAAATCTTCATCTGTTGGATTATACAGCACATCGTACTCAAATGTCAATACTAAATGTTTAACTTCTTCTAAGTCAATCATATTACCATCATCACCATACAAAGGCATCTTTACTTTTTCATAATTCCATACAGTACCTTCATACTTACCTTCTGTAATTTGAAAGGCAGGTACTTTTGTTTTCTTATGCTCTACATAATTATAGGCTACACAATTATCCATACTTAAATTTCTTGAACACAGCAAACTCTAACTTTGCCATTACTTCTTCTGTAAAATATTTTTCTGGATCATTATTGATTGTCTTACCAAATGTCTTTGTACCATCAGGTAGCTCTATGCGTGTAGACACTGCTTTAAATATACCAGCTTCTACAGCTAAATCTAACAATCCATAATATCTGTCTAAACCCTTCGTGTAAGACAGCCTAACGTCGACCATTTGATTTTCTTTTGTAAGTCTAGACTTGTATGTCTTACAATGGATGATGTTACCTACCACCTCTGTACCATCTTTATCTTTTTTCTTTGAAAGATAAATGATTTGGGATGCAGCATACTTGAGTCCTGAACCACCACCCATCTCTTTCTGTGGGAACATAGAACCAATCACATCATAAGTGTGGTTAGTCAATATCAATGGTACACCAAGTTTACCTAACTTCAATGTAAGTACACGGAAAGTTGCCTTGACAATCTGTGACCGTGTCATGTCTCTGGTTTCTTTACCTGCTTCTGTATCTTCTATCTCTTTCGTTGTAGATAGCATTCCCAGACTGTCAAGACATATCACTAATGGTTTTCTTTCTTCATCATTCTCATATGATTCAAGTACAGCTAACACCTGATAACGAAACTCTTGAACCGTTGTTACTGGTAGTATAGCCATTCTTGTAGAATCTATACCACGTTCCTCAATCATATCTTTGGTGATAGCCGACTCACTTTCAAAAAATACTACGTTCGCTTCTTTGTCCTCTTCGAGGAATGCTCGTACCACTCCAAGTACAAAGAACGTCTTGCCAGTCGCCGATTCACCAGCGAGGGCAGTAATCTTGTTTTGAGGAAACCCACCATAAAGGCTACCGGAACAAAGAGCATTAAAAATAAAACTCCCAGTATCGACATAACCACTGACATCAGCAGTAGCAAGACCGTCGCTAACAATTGTACCATACTCGTTACCTGTTTCTTTAATTACATTCTTCAAGAAGTTTGACATCTTCCTTTTCTCCTTCACTCCAACTCATAATATACCATTCAATACCTCTCTCCTCAAGCATCTGTTCTACTAGATCCTTTTCGGAGAGAGGTACTGTTATAGTTTTATACTTCTTATCTTTATATACAGCCAACAGCAATTAATTCTTGCCTTTCTCTGTAAAGTGCCTCTTATATACGCCTTGTTCAACCATACGATCTTCATACGCTTCAATCTTTCGGACAATACGCCGATCAATCCAATGTGCAAAAAGAATTATGCAAACTAGACCTATACCTATACAACCTAACAATAATGTTTCGCCACTCATTGTCCATACCTCACTAAGTTCCGTTCAAACTCATGCAGACGGCGCCAGATTGAACGCAGTTCTGTAATCGTTGTCCAGTTATGTAAGAACAAAGCGAAACCGCCATGCACTCTACTGAACGCATTACTGACCTGCACCATGACACCAAGTGTAATCATACCAGTAAACAATCCTGGGCCCATTACAAGGTAAGGTGCAATAATCATAAACTGGTCATAGAACACAACCCAACAATCAAAATATCCATAATGTAAATACAGTCTGTGATAGTTGTATCGTATACCTGTGAATAGTTCACCTAATGTTTCAGGCTGTGCATAGTTAGCTTTATCATCTTCACCGAGCACCAAGTCTTTTCGGAACGCAGCTTCTACTCTCTGGTTGTTATATTCTAAATGCGGTAGTTTCCAACCAACAAACCAACTGATTGCCATACCACCCAACGAAATAATCAATGTTCCCCAAACAAGTGAACCTTCTATATCTCTGATGATTGGAATATCAACCTTGTCACTGAACCCCCATAAGATTGGAATAAAGGCAATCAAGGTCATAACTGCTCGTACTACTTGCAGTCCTAATGACTCAATAATTCTTGCCCATCTATTACAATCTTCTTGGAGACGTTGAGATGCACCTTCGATTTCTCCATCGACAGCACGCCATCTCGGTATGTAACTGAACGTCATAGCTTGACGCCATCGTAGCCCATAGATTCGTGCAAACCATCCCGTAAAAATAGCAAGTGCTATATACGGAAATGCAATCTCAGTAAAGGATACTTTAGCTATCTCACTATCAAAACCACTCATTGTATATTGTAGCGAAATCAATTGAGAATACAATTGACTAATACCTTCTTGAGGTTTGTCTACATAGTCACCTGCATTTTGCAGCAGGTCATAAAATACTCCATACCACTTGTTGATAGCTACAGTCATTTGTACCTGTAACCACAACGATCCTATTAATGCAACAAGGCCGCCCCATGCCCACAGGGCCCACTCCTTATTCCACCAAAATGATTTTAACATAATTTAATTCTCCTTCTACTATTTATCCAAACAAATGCTCAAGCGTTGTTTGGGTCCCATAGCTTCTGTCTACTTTCCATCCAATCTGATCCACAATAAATGTCAAGGGTTCAACAAAACTCTTATCAAACATTATATCATAGTTTATAAAATTTTTCAAGTCAAATTCCCCAGGTAATCGTGTCATAAATGAAATAACATTTGTCTGATACGGATTTGGAGTCCTCACTTCAATAAACTTTATCTTGTCGCCCTCTTGTATAAGAGGATACTTATCTGTTAATTTGTCTTTCTTCAATATAAAATTATACACAAGTGCTCCTTTGACATGCATTGGAGTTCCTTTCTTATATATGGAAGAAGTGTCTCCATAATTACGCAAGTTATTACAAGACCTTGGGTATGCTATATCTTCAGGCTTGAGTTCCATAAAGTCTTTACGAAAATCTTGAATGAAATCATTAAGAGTTTTTTCATCCCCACCAATAATAACTCGTAGTGCCTCTTTAATTTTCACACGACAAGGAGCTGGTGTTGAGGACTTCACCGCTTCTATCCCCATAATCTTTAGCTGAGGTTCAGCATACCTAACACCTTCACTATCATACACATTTAGAATGTATCGTTTCTTGGCTGTCCATATTCCTTTGTCCGCTATGACTTCACGGGACATCACCATCTTTTGTTCATATGGTTTTACATACTCAGCAAGCCTCTTATAACTCTCATCAATAAAAGGTTCCAACTTTTCTTCGGCCACAGTCGCCAAGAAGGAGACAACTCTATCATTTGATATATCACTTTTTTCGCCGAAAGATTTAGATACCAATTCATCAAAACAGACATAAATCGAATCTGTATCCGAAGCAATAACATAGTCCTTGTCATCTGTTTGTAAAATCCTATTGAGATACCTATTAACATCATTTTCTATCCACCTTATAGCTAGTTGTCCTGACGTAGTGACTGCTGTAGCCATACGTCTATCATAATATCTAAAATACTGATTCCCAATAGCTCCATAAGCACTATTCAATGCAATCTTTCTTGCCATCTGTATGTTGTTATACTTTGAAATCTCATTCAAATACTTCTTATCTTTGGAATCTTCGTATCGTTGTTTCGCTTCAAGTGACCACTTCTTAAACTTCACTCGGTCATCATACATCTTCTGCATCAGTTGTGGAAGGAATCCTTGAAAGTCTTTTCTAAATCGTGCACCATTTGGTGTCACTGCATAACCATCTTCAACTATTTCAACCTCTTGATTCAACATCTTGTCTACACTTACCTCAGTATTAGATTCTAATGCCATAGTCTCTGGTGAAATATTATACTGCATGATAAGATGTGGATACAAACTATTCAAATCAAAAGACATCACCCAATCATGTAACCCTGTCTGTGGGTCTTTAACATAGGCTCCTTCATATCTCTCTGCCTGTGACACAACCTTTCGTGACGGTACTACTATATTCATCTCCTTTAGAAAGTTATAGATTGTCACATCCCACATACGCACTTGAGAAAATACATCTGTATAGTTAGCCTTCGCTTCATATGCCATAGTCAATGCTAACTCAATCAGTTTCATCTTATCTTCTAACGCATCAACAATTTCTACGTCTTTGATGTTGTAATCAATGAATGACTGCCAATCATTAGTATACCATTCACGGAATGTTTCATATGGGTTCTCATCTTTAGCTAAACCCAACTCAACACTTGCGATATAACCTAACGTATACGACTCTCGGTTTGTATATGTAAACTTACGATACAAGTCCAAATAATCTAATGACGATATCCCAAACAGATTATATTTCTGTTGCTCTCTACCAAATGTCTTGACAGATTCAGCTCTCACTATACCCCACGGTGAAAGCTTCTTTACTTCATCTTCACCTAGCAGTCTTGTTATACGATTGCATAGATATGGGATATCAAAAAACTGTGTGTTCCAACCTGTTACCACATCTGGTTCTATGTGGGACCAAAACTTTAGAAACTTTTTGAATAAATCAATCTCATTCTCACACTGTATATAGGTAACATCATCTCTTTTGTTTTCATACACACTCGTACCCCATATACGAATAGCTTTGTTAGAATGATTCTTAACTGCAATAGACAACAGAGGTTCCTCTGCTTCTTGTACATTAGGAAAACCATGCTCGCAAGCTACTTCTATATCTAGAGTGATGATTAGAATTTTATTGATATCCCAGTTGACTATATCGGGATACCTATCCGCAAGATAAACATATGAGAATCGCTCAAGACCATAGATTAGATTTGATTGGTCTTTATAATGCTCTAGGAACTCACGGCCTGCGTTGACATCTTCAAGTTGCACTGAGGCAACTTTCGTTCCTGTTAAAGTTTTCCATTTGGATTCTTTATCAGTCGGAACAAAAAACGTAGGCTTCCACTTTATCTTACGCTTGACTCGTTTATCATTTTCTATTGATCGGACAAGAAGCTGACTACCTCGCTGAATTACATTTATATAAAAATCACTCATTAAGTAAAGCCGATGTGCTTACTTTGGGTACAACAATACCTGAACCAAATACTTGATTATAGTTATTTACTATATCTTGAGCAGGTTCTGTTAATAAAAGAACCCAATCGCCAGGCACATCAAATCTTTTTTCGGAGCTAAAAGGCATCCAAGGAGCCAATCCAACCTGCACTTGGTTACCTCGGCCGTCACTCATCGGCATCAGCATCGCTGGATTTTCTATAGTTATATTTTGTCCTATCTTTCCTAATACAACATCTCCAACAATATCTTCACCCGACTTCAATCTCAATAATTTTACTGCCATAATATATTACTCCTCACGTTTTTTGCCAATATTATATTTTGTCTCCAAAATCCAATCATCTTTTTCTCTATAAGATAAAACTTTTATTTGTGATAACGGAGCCTTATGCTCGTTGTTACCAATAATCTTCACCAAGTCCCAATCTTCCAATAACCCTGCAATCGTATTTCGTCGTTCTAAATCATTAACTGATATGTTGGTAGGCTTGCCGTCTAATGCAAACAACTCTTTAAAATGTACGATAAAATAACGACCTTGTTTGTGAAGGATGTGACATGATTGATATAACTTTCTCTC